TGCCATCTTCTTCTAATTGGTTAAAATAGTCCGTTAAAAAGTCTTCATCTTCCTTCCTTTGCAAATATATGTCAAGCATCTTATTATACAACCAAGAGGTTGCAAATGTGAAAATAATACCACCTATAAAACAAACTGCGTACATCATATATTTTGCTTATTTAATTGTTCTGCGTATTGCTTGTATTTGACTACATAAGCACAATACATCCGTAAAGATATATCATCCGTTACGGACATCTTGAATGCTGTTGAAATCTCAACCAACATTGAGTAAAAATAATCTCTTGTGTAACTTCCTTTAGTCTTTGGTAATGCGTTCTGCATAACTTGTAAGTCCACCGATTCTAACTTCAAGTGCGGTTCAATCTGCATTATCAACTTCTCTATGTTCTCATCAGAAAACTCCAATGCTTGTGTAGGATACTCAAAGGACATAAGCAAGTCAAACATATCCTTGCTCCTTGACATTAGTAACATCTCAATAGTCTTAGCGGTAACGATAACCCTTGAACGTAGCGTTACTATCTCCTTGTTCTGATCCATTGATTGTTCTAACTGCCTACCACCAATAGATTCGCAGAACTCAATGTAAATATCTTCAAAGTTATCAATATCTTCGGTATTGCCATCTACGATTGCATCAATGAATACTCGTAGTGGCATATCAATAGAGTTATAGAGGCGTGTAATATTCAACGGCTTTATAACCTCGCTTTTGCGCTGTTTCCAAATCCGTTGTATAATACTTTTTATCTTCCTCATCGAAATATACTACTATTGTTTTGTTTTCATTTATTGCTCGTTGTTTAGCCAATTTACCATACGTTGGTAACTTAGCCTTCTCTCTCTCACACGGCAAACATATCTTATCCTTAGCCATTTACTTGCCGTCTTACTCTTTTCATAAAGGCATCAAAGAATACACCATTTCTATACTCATCCAAGTTCTCCTTGTTCAATCCGAATGCGTTAGGATACCAACCAAGTAACTTTGCCGTCTTGCCATCCGTACTCTTGATGACGTAGTTCTTAGCCGATATATCCATAAACATTCCTGCTTGAAAAGAACCGGTTAGGTACAAGTCAACATTACCATCTGCTCGTGGATTCATCTTAAACTTCTTATCTGCGTACCAAGGTAATGCGTATTCGCCCATTGCTTGTCCATCATTGCCTTCACCACTTAACATCTGCTCCTTATTGTAATCTAAGAACTCTTTTTGCGTATCTCTCATAGAATCCATACCACATATATCAAGGTCTTTTTGCAACCCTTTAAATCGTTGGTATTTCTCTTGAATTGTCATAAGGTAATGGAGGGTACGCATTACCGCACCCTCCGTATTTGTTATTTGTTTTTACCTTTAGGTTTGTCAGCAGTTTCGCTTGTCGCAATAGAATATATATTACGCATCCATTCCTCAGTTACTCCCCAACATTCAGCATAAGGCTGTTTATTAAGAAATTCATTGACATCCGAGCAATCGGTTATCCATTTAATAGGAATATTTATGTTGTCCATTAAAATTGAATCTGTTGCCATTATGCTCCGAATGTTGTAGTTAATGATGTATTACCAAAACCTGAAACTCCACCTGTTCCTAAAGCTGTTACACTTGGTGAGTTAATAGTAATTTCCTGACCAGAAGTAGGGATAGTAGTAGATATTGTCAACGTAAGTATCTTAGTTGTAGTACTATAAGAGAATGCTGTATTGCCTGATGCTATAACAGTATTTGCTGAGTTATTAGTAACTACCCAATTCGATGCAGCAATAGCTACCAATGAAGCACCATATGTATCTCCTAAATCTACTGCGCCACCATCGGTAGTAACTCTGAATCTAACAATACCTGTTGCTGCTGAACCTGCCGTATGTAATTTGAACTCTAAGTTACGCAAACCTACGATGTTATTAACCTTTTGTGAAGTAGGTAATACATAGTAAGCCATTGATTGCATCAACTCGTTAGCGTCAGAAAATATCAATCCAATCTTGTGTGTTGTAACACCATCGGCAGATAACTTAGGTAAAGGGCAGATAATCAAGTCAAGGCTAAGACCTTGAAGTACGTTACCAAGAGTATTATCATCAGGTGTAGTTCCGATTACCGCATTCGCAGTCTTATCGAATAACAATACATCGTATGAATCTTGATGTCCTTCAAAAGTAGTAAGCATAACATCGTAGTTCATACCACCATTCTTATACTCCCACTCAAAGTAAAACTTACCTTTTTTACCAAGAATCATTGAGCCATATCCTGTTGAAGTAGTAGTCGTTTCCGTACTCTTATCTTCAATGTTTATGAACTTACCGATTGGGTAACCTCTTAATGATTCAGTAGGGTTTTGCGCTGAACCTGCTACTGATGAACCATTCAAGACTGAGAATAAAGTCTGAACGTGCGTTTGTGTGAACTTAGTCCCTTTTGGGATAAGCATAAATTTTTCAATAGTTCCAAAGTCAAAGGAACATTGAGGAATCCCTGTATTACTATTCGCAGTATTACAAGCGATTATGTTTGTGTATGTTGGCATAATTTTTAATTTGTTTTATAAAATGATTGTGAATTTAAATATTGATCGTCAACCAAAACGGTATAAGTTATATCCGTAGGAGATAATGGTTTTTCTTGATTAATTGTTGTTGTTATTTGCGTTGTGTCTAATACATAAGGTGCAAAGAATTGTTGGTATTGTACGTTACCGCCATTTGATGTCAATTCAATTTGTTGTATGTTTTTTTCAGAATAAATAAATTTATGAGTAACATCAAATGGGTAATCGCTATAATCTACTCCTGATACAATAAAGTTATTTAAATAATGCTTAACAAATGTGGTGCATTTAACGGCATTGCCACTTTTAACGTAGAATCCGAAATATAATGTACTTCTTGTTGTACCATCATCTGAAATAACGTATCCATAGTAATTTCCATCTTCTAAACTTATAGTTTGAAACAAGACAGCCGACCCACCCTCTTCTATCTTTTTGTTACCCATATCTGCTTGAGATGAAATAGGATAATACAAGTAATAACTTGGAGTAGGAACTACACCATTGATATATTGTGCATTATTTAGAGTTACACCTATTGTAAAGTTAGTAACCGAAATACTTAACTCCGCTACGTTATTCAAGTATGTCAACTGAACTGGAGGACCATAGTTAAACCCAACACAACGTGATGGCACAACCCCTAACTTCAATCCACTTATGATAATACCATCAACGCAATCAGGAAGTAAGTACTTAGTATTACCTTGTGTTCCATCAACTCCCAAGTGCATATTATCAGTCTTGGTATGCTCAATGGATATACCATAACCTAAGAAGTAAGGCGATTCAGCAAGTACCGACATCAACTCAGCATAGATAGGATATAATATTGGTGTGTAATTATCTACTTCTCTGTCCTCACTCTCTTTCGTGGGTGTAGATGGAGTTACAATCACCAATGTCAATGATACTTCAACAAGGTCGGTGTTAGCTTTATACTTCTCATCAAAGTTGCGTAATAATGCAACAAGAGGATACTTTTCTTGGCTAAATGAACCAATCTGAGATTCCTTACTCAACCTTTCCATTAACTTAATCCAAGTTTCACATTTGAATGATACTCTTGGAATGTCAAGTGATGCTTCATCTATTAAGTTAGTCTCTACCTCGCTAACAATCGCCTTCATAATTGAAGGTATAGATACAGGAAGTGAAGTATAGGTTGCTCCCATTAGATGCCGAATGTATTAATCTTTCTATATAAGTTTACGAACTCTTGAGACCTTGCGTAATAATCGTTGCCTATCCAAGATGGATATATGTCTTGATTAGCGTATAAGAATCCGTATAGCTTGATATTAAAATCAACCATCTCATTCCAAGCACTACACATTGGAATCTCAGGAGAGACACGAGTAGCGTTTTCCGCTACCGTGTTCACCTGACCAATTCCTGTTGTTTGTTGTGCGTTGTTTTTCAACAACTGATAATAAATATAATTCGCTATGGGATTTGTACCAACCGATGCAAAACCATACCATTTCTCCGTGCGACCAGTCCAAACATCAGTATAGGTAACCCCATCTCTGATATTCTTGTAGATAGTCGTATTAGTCAATAAACCATTCTCAAATAAATCATATAGTTCATAGCCAAGAATATATTGCAAATACTCAGGCTCATATTTATTAATGAACGCAGTAGCTTTTGCACCTTCTACGGTAGCTTGTGAAGTTACATTAGGTAAATAAATATTACCTGCGAAATGATTTAATTGAGTTATTTGGCTCATTAGTTAAACGAATATAGCTTTACAGATGAAATACGAGTTACTTGTGTTCCTGTTCCTATAAATCGAACTCTAACATATAATACACGACCTCCACCATTATAGAATTGTGTAGAATATACATATTTACCACCGCCTGGTATGCTTGTCATTGTAAATTGAACGGCAGTTGAAACACCTGTACATTGAAGTGTGTCAGTATTTCGACCATCAGTACCTGAATTACCTGTTAAATTAAACCAAGTTGTACCATCCATAGAACCTTCAAGAACTGCTTTAAAAGTTGATGTACCTGATACATTAGCAGCAGTAAATACAACTCTATAATTACCTGATACCAAACCATTTAAAGAAGCAGTTTTAAATGCAGTAGTAGTTCCTGCATTCAAAATACTATCTAATGATGCAGTAGATGCCGTCATTGTCATTTGCGCTTGTGTGTCGTTGCAACTGAAGAGCGCAGCCATCAGTAATATGATTCCTAATTTTTTCATTTATTTGTTTTTTAAAGAGGCAAAACCTTTAGTAATTAAAATAGTAGCTATGTCGGATGATACCTTATACTCCTTATCCTTGACAAGTCCACCTAAACCTAATCCAATGATTGTTTGGTCTCCTTTTAAGATAGGAAGTTCTGCCATAGGTTGCTCAACCATAGGTTGCTCTTCAACGATAGGAGTATCCAATACATCCAATTCTTCTATTACTTTATTTACTTTAGATTTTGCCATTGTTATTTAATTTATGCTAATGCGATTGAAGTTAAAGCTGCGATAGCTGTTGCGAAATCACCTTTTACCAAACATCCTGTATCGTTAGCAGATGCAAACTGAACAAGACGCGCCTCAACGATAAGTGTCATCAAGTTATTGATTGGATCATCACCTGATGGAGTTAAACGGATGTTCAAGTTTTCTCTGAACAATACATTCAACACTTTCATATCACCACCAATGAAACTACCTGCGGTAACAGCAGGAGTAGCAATTACATTCATACCTGCAACAACCAAGTTACGACCTGTACCACCAATAGACCAATCCATATAATCTTTGTACAATGGTTCGCCTGTTGTTGATTTCAATCCGAAGATTTTGTTCAATGTATCAGGGTGAACAAAGATTGCGTTAGGCGCACCAAAAGCTAAATCAACTTGATTTGCAATTGCGTGAATAACATCAATTTCGTTAGCGTAAGGGACAGTATTAGCTAAACTACCTGCGGCAAATGTAGTTGCCCATTCGTTAGCTCCTTTCAAATAAATTGTAGTACCAACACCTGAGAATAATTGAGTTTCAATAGCTACGTTAACACGCTTCAACATTGAGTTTTGGATAAAACTTGTCAATTGTGGCAAGTCAGCCAACATCTCCGTAGAAATTTTAGAGTAAACGGCAATCTTTTGAACTGGCTGAGTTTTCTCAACATACAATACAGAAATCATAGTTTTTGTTCCTGCTTCTGCAATCATTACAGGTACACCATCTTCAGTAGTTTCTTCAATCCACAATGCAAAACGATTGTTGATAGTTCCAGTAGTAACGGCTTGTAAATACTTTTCAGTACGTTGTCTAATAGGACTAATTACACCTGTATTTTGCGTAAGTGTATTTTCAGTAGCACCTGCAATGATAGTTGTAGCTTCCGTAATGTTAGTTGTTGAAACTGCACCCTTAACTTCAAACTCCAAATCTTGACCTTTACGAAGACCGCCTTGTAAACGTACTTCTTCAAGTGTAGATGCTTGTGCTTCTAATGTTGCCTTCAATGCTTCTTTAAAAGTAGTAGGAGTTGCGTTAGGAACTAACTTACTTGCTTCAATACGGCTAATAGCCAATCCTTGCGCTTGTAATGTCTTAGCCATAGCTTTGATAGTCTCTTGCTCTTTAAGTTGCGCAAGGGCATCTTCTAAGGCTTTAGCGGTAGCTTCTTCGTTCTCCGAAGTTTGTTTAGCTAATGCTGAATCAATTTGAGACTTTACTGTTCTCATCAGGGTCTTTTCAGTTTCAGGCAAATCTTTAATGCTTTCTTCAAACTGGGCTAGTATAGCAGCGTCTTGTGCTGCCTTTTCTACTTTTGTCATTTTAAATGAATTTAATTTTTGAATAATCTTTGTTTCGTTCCGTTTGAGTGACCGTAGTCGGCTCTATAATAGTCTGAGTGACTTTAGTCGGCTCAGTATATATTCTTGTTGCATCGTTACTACCACCTGCAATAACCATACTTCCTTCCTTGTGTATCTTCAACTCTTCTACACCAAAGAAGTATCCTTGTTCCTTTACTACATCAGCGTTCGCAATCTCGCCTATGCGACTATCGTAGTACCTCTTGTTCTCTGCATACATCTTATCCATTGAATCTAGACCCATCTGCACCTTAACGTATTGCATACGGATACTATTCTCTAACTCGGGATCGGATTCAATCATATCTAACGCTAACTGATTCGTAATCTTAGCCTTATCTATGGCAAATACTAACGCTTCCGTCTGCCCTTCATACTCCTTACCTACAATAGACCAATCAACAGGTTCAACCATCATCTCTACGTTCTTCTTCGATGCAATGATGCCTGATAGTGATAGGTTATGGTCGGCACAATAGTAAACCTTACCTTGTTGCTCCTTAACCGTCTTAGTAAAACAACCATCGAAGTGAACGTCATCGTGGCTATCCATATACCTTGTAGTACTAATGATAGGATAGATATAGTTCTCCTTAGTGGCGAATCCTATGCCCTTAGTAGCTTCCTTAGTGTTGTGAGACTTACCAATCGTAGTAGACTTATCACAACCCTTGTATACGTTAGCCGTCTTGAACTCAATGATGTCCATCTCGGAATCCTTCAATGCCTTAAACAACTCCTCTTTGGAAGTGAACGTGCGTGATGGGAAATAGTGTGACTTAATCATTTTAATATCGTTTTATGCTCCTTGAGTGCTTTGAGTTTGAGTTCCGCTAGACGTTTGATTTCCTGTAACTGTTGCTTCGTTAGTGGCTGTTCCGCTATCTTGCGTTGTTGTGTTGTTTGTTCCATTGCTTGTGTTGTTAAAGAACTCAGGATAGTCTTGTCTTATCTGCCACGCATACATATCGCTATATGGCTCTGATACTTCGTGATACCCTATACTTACTAAGAATTGGTTATAAGTAATACCATTAGAGTTGAACTCCAATGTCGCTGCTTCGATGTTTAACTTCCTTACCTCTGCTCTTGCCTTGATGTCATCTTGTAAGGCTGCAACGTGGTCGAAACAAGTCACATACTCAACACCATTGATGTCACCATACAAACACTCGTTAAACTGAGTATCCATATTCTTACTCTCAGGGATGATGAAGTTCTGATACAATGTCTTACCTGCACTTGCACCATTAGTAAACGTAGTACCCTTATCCTTACCAAACAAGTCAAACGGATAACCCATACCATCACATAGGATGGCAGCGTTAGCGGTTCGTAACTCAACCATCTGCAACTCACTAACTGGATACATCATGTGTTCCCACTTCAACGTAGCATCCGTGATGATAGTATCTTCTTGCCCATCACTTGTACCATAAGACTTGAACGCACGATGTAACTCTCTACGTTCCTTGCTACCAATCGGTAACGTACTGATGGTATCTCTTGCTTGATTCGCTAAGATACCCAATGGTTTAGAGATGATACGACCTTCCGTCTTGTATGACTTGATGATGTTGTTGATAGGGAACTGCAACGATGATACCCTTGAGCAAGGTAGGTAACTATTATCTCTTAGAGGTGTTGTGTCCGTGAAGATGTATACGTCCTCCTTCTTGATGGTGTACTTTACGTTATCTCTACGCAAGGTAACCGATTCAATGAGGTTGCTGATGTTATCCGTGTACATCATATTACCCTTCTTGAACTTAATCTCCGTTGAGTGTGGAGGAAGTACCCATAGTGCGCTTATCTCAGTACCAAACTCATACCCTTCAGGGATGATACGCAAAACAGGACAATAACCGAATGCCATTATGTAGAACTTCAACTGCGCCCTAAACGCTTCTCCATTCTGCAATACATTAGGATGTTCCATCAACGTCTGCCAACGCTTATCTTGACCTTTAACCTTGTTGCGTGTTGACTTAGATAACACTTCTACGATACCATTAACGTATGCGTTAGACTTGCTATGTAAGATTGCTCCGATTTGAGGACAATCCGTAACGGCTTTGATAATTTCTTGGTCGGATGATACGCTGAAGATATTATCCGTAAGGTTCATATAGTCAGGGAAACTAAATTCGCCTGGTCTTATACCCTCATCCAATCTTCCATAGAATGGAGACAATCCTGAAACTGTCTTTAATGCAGAATCACCTCCAAATATTGAAGGTACTATACTCCTAATCTTTGTTAACAAACTAGACTTAGCCAACCTTTTCGTTTAAACCTATATTCCTCGTGGCTGATTTACATCGCTACTTTGCGGATATAGGCTGGTTAATTTCTATGAGTTCGTCTCATTTCTTTGCAAATATACGAAATATTTACGTCAACAAATCTTTTTTCTACAATATTGAAAAAATATAATAGAAACATACAAGTATTAACGATAATATCGCTAACCCTGCCATTACATCTACCTTTGGTTCATCTATGTGCATAATTAATCTTTTTCAAACTTACCAATAGTTAACTCATTAGTTAACTTATTATACTCAAACTCCTTCA